CTCCGACAGTAAAGTTATGGATAAAAGATATATAGAATTTTTTACAGGATATAGGCATGCCTATGGCATCGCAGACTTTAACCATCAAGACTCCTACATAGATTCTGAAACCGGAAAAAAGAAACCCGTATACAGATGGAACTTTGAAGAACTTACAGATGAGATTTACGAACAACATTTAAAAGGTGAATTATCTATTGGTATTCAACCTTGTAATGAAAATGGAGAAGTAAGATTTGGAGTTGTAGATATTGATCCCAAAGACTACGATAACTTTAGCAAAAAAGATTACATAGATATTATACAACAATATCAATTGCCACTCTTACCTGTTGAATCAAAAAGTGGTGGGCTACATTTATTTCTATTCTTAGAAAAAATGGTAGAGGCATCTATTATTAAATCATTTTTATCAAATTTATTATCACTGTTTAATTTAAAACCAGACTGTGAAATTTTTCCAAAACAAACTCAGCTAACAAAAGACAGTGAGACAGGTCAATTAAGGCCAGGTCAATTTATTAATTTACCTTACTATGGTGAGGAGCGTAAGGCTGTTAATGTAGATGGTAAAACATTTACCCTGGATGAATTTATGCAGGTTATATCAGCTAACCTGGTTTCAAAAGAAAGACTGAAAGAAATAACCGAAGGAATAGAATCTAAAAGCATGGAGGGAGTTAATGAAGAATTTATAGATGGACCACCATGTCTAGCTGCAATATCTAAACTTGCAAAGAACCCTGACTTTGATGGTAAAGACAGGTTTATGTATAACTACCATGTCATGGTTAAGATGAAATACCAAGACAACTGGCAACAAAGAGTTATGAATGCACCAGTAAAATATTTTGCAGGTGTACATGCAAATGCATGGGATCAAAAATTTTTAAATCAAAAAGTAAAATCATGGAATAGAAGTTCAAAGGGTTACACGTGTACACAAAGTCCGCTGAGTGAACATTGTAAAAAGGGTATATGTGTTAAGAAAAAATTTGGAGTCTTGGCAGGATCAAAAGGATCCTACCCACTGTTAACTAATCTAAAAAAAATAGATCTAGATCCAGAACCAGAGTATGAATTTGATGTAACAAAACCAGATGGCATTAAGACTGCAACCGTACACTGCAGATCGGTAGAACATTTAAATGATCAACGTAAAAGAAGAAACGCAATATCTAAAGCTGCAGGATTCTTTCCACCATTAATCAAAGGTGATGAAGAGCAGGCTGTAATGGATGCATTGTATACCACACAAAAAGTTGTTCATCCTCCTATTGGCACATCACCAAAAGAAAAACTACACGATGTACTGCACGCAAAAATTAATGGACCTAAAGCAACTAACGATGCAGCGTTTAAAACTGGATCTGTTTTGATTGAAGGTGAGTATGCATTCTTTAAATTTGATAAATTTTTTGACAAATTAAAATCTAAAAATTGGAGACACAGTGAAGATAAGACAGGTAGAATGATGCAAGTAATATATAAAGATTGTGAGATAGATTTTTTAGATCAAAAAAGATTCCCATCTAAAGAAGCAGGTAAATACAATTCATCTACAAAAAATATTATACAAATAAATATAAAAGAATTTGAAGAAGTGCCAATACATCACTCTCAAATAAAACATAAAACGGAGATAATGTGATTATTCGTAACGTGGTTAGTCGTAAACTATACGGGCCTCCGGGAACAGGGAAAACAACTAAGCTTTTAAATTATGTAAAAACATTTTTAAAACTCGGCACACCTCTAGAAAAGATAGGTTACTTTGCTTTTACAACCAAGGCAGCAAATGAAGCAATTGATAGAATGTTAGATTACAACAAAGAATGGAAGAGAAAAGATTTAAAATATTTTAGAACGTTGCACTCTTTAGCTTTTAATAGACTAGGATTAAACAAAGCTCAGGTAATGCAAGAAGAACACTACGAAGATATAGGTAGAAAGATTGGTATTGAAGTTACTGTATATTCTGATGGTCAAGAAAAAACTGGGTTTGTAGATTCGGACAGTGAATTTTTTAATTTAATAAATGCTGCAAGGATTAAAGGAATTGGTATCGAAGAAGAGTATAACACAGATATGTATTCTCAAGATTTAGATAAAAGAATTTTAAAAATTTTAAAAACAGAGGTAGAGAATTACAAAGATGCGTTTAAATTGGTAGACTTCACAGACATGATCGAACAATTTAATGTGTCAGAACTGTGTCCAAAGTTTGACGTTTCTTTCGTTGACGAAGCGCAGGATTTATCGCCAATACAGTGGCAAATGG